TGAGTTCACGAATATATCGTTTCAACTCTTGTGTGTTGTATGCCATTAATTCATAGTCTGGCACACTCATGGCAAAGAAAACTACTTGCCCCTGTTCTTTTTCCACTCTTTCTAAGAACTCCTCTAAGTTCTTATCACTAACCACATACCAGTATGGGTCTTTTAAATCTATCTCTCTTGGGAGAACTGGTTGTGCTATCTGCCTTTCTATAGGCTTTGCACTAACCTCTAATGTCTTCGTTGGTAACAGGCTGCACGATGAGACTATCATCAGCAGCATCGATGTCACGGCTATCTTGTTCAATTCCATCAAATACCTCTTTGGTTGCTTTGTTAGCTCTGGTTTCAATTAATCCAGGCTTTGCTGCGGCTAACTTAGTTAAGTTGTGCCTCTTAAATATATCTAAATAACGATTCATTTCTAACTCTATTTCGTTATTCTTACTTTGTAAACTGGTTAATGCTTGTGTTTGTTTTGCAAAATCGTTTTGCAGGGATGAGATTGCTTCTTCTTGCATCTGTACTGCACCCTCTAATTTTATATTGTTTGCTTTTAATGTTTGATTTTCATTGTATAGGTAATAACTTCCTAGACCTAATACTAAAATGATTGCTAAAAAGAACTGTTGCATTACATCTCCTCTATTTTATAGTTTAATCCTTCTGCCCCTCGTATCTCAACTTTTTCTTTATCATGAGTGAGGAAGGATAGGTATTTATCTTGTTTTTTGAAAAACTTGCGAACTATGTAAGTTGCATCATCAGCGTCACCATATGTGTGATTATAACTAACAGTTAACTTATATCTTGTCGAGAAATAACTCTGTATTTTTAACCAAAGTTCTTTCACTTCCAATCCTTTCCTTCAAACAAGTTTGCCTCTGCTTCTCTACGGCGAATAAGTCCTTCAAGAACTTTACCACCAGCTTTGTTCCATCTTTTCATTTGTGCTGGAACTTCTTCGTAATTACCTGAGTTTAGCACTTTTAACATGGTTGAGGCGTTTAGGTTTCCATTACCTAAATTGAATGTCCAACTGACTAGAGCGTCAAATTGGTCTTGATTTAATTCTACTTTGACAGCGTTGTGGACATATTCTTCATACTCTACTACTTCTCCTTCGAGTAATTCATCAGCATAAGACTGACTTATCTCCATGCCTTCTTCTGCTGTTTTGATATGACCATATCCAATAGTCCATACTCCTGCTGGGCATTTATATGCTTTTAACTCACACCCTTCAAAGTGTTTAATTAGTTCTAATCCATTTTCTGATATGTTCATTGTTTCTCCAAAGTAGGGGGAGCAGAAACTCCCCCATATCGTTGACAGTCTACGCAATATAGGATAAGTTTAATACTATCACACTGGCACCAAAACTCATAAGAGTGATTTGACTCACAGTTTGACAGAACTCTCCGTTCTCACATATTGTATCACGAACTTTTAAAGCGATTGCTTTCATTTTAATTTATCTCCAAGATTTTCCTCTTAGAATCTGGAGTTCGTGATAAGTTGATTGTCAGTAATCCGTCTTGTAGATTTACTTTATCTACTTGTAGGTCAGCGTTTAGAATAAATCTTCGTTCAAAAGATTTTAGACTAAGCCCCTGATGAACAAAACGCTCATCATCACCTAGTTTGTGTTCTTTTTTACCCTTGATTTGGAGTTCTTTGTTATCGAAAACAATCTCCAACTCATCTTTTTTCCAACCCGGCACTGCGATTTCTATACGATAATCTCCTGCCCTTTCGATTAGGTTATATCTTGGATAGCTACTCTCCGTATAAGTCGGTAGGTAAGTGTTATCCAATCCAAGCCAAAATTTACTTAAATCTATACTCATTTTTTATCTCCATAATTCCTTTTCAGTAAACATTCACATCTCCTTTCGGTAGATGCACCAATACGCAAGTGAAACCTATCACTTACTAAATAATTATATCAAATTTTTAACTTGGTGTCAAGAACTATTTTTCAGAGTCATCGAAAGTAAGGATACCTTCTTCTTCCAAATAGTCTATCGTGCCTTGGATTCCTACTTGCTTTCCAATAAAGTATGCACCCACTACGCACCAAGCTAAAAATACTAGATATGCT